TCATTCACCCGTCCCCAACCGGCCGCCGACCAACGACCGCATCATCCGGCCCACGGCCCCGCCGAAAAACCTGCGCCCCGTCTCACCACGCTCATTCTCCTCCCGCCGAATCCCCGCCAGCCTGGTGGTAAGCCTCTGCCCGTTTTCCGGATCCACCGCACCGTAAGCCGCGGGCTTGCCGTCGATATTTTCAACCGCATACCAGCCGAGAAGCCCGGCCACTGCCGAGTCCCCATGCCGTTTGCCCTTGCCTTTGTCCTGGGTGCGCTTGGAATCCGGAATACAGGGCACGCCCTTAACCTTCTTCACCGCCCGGTGATCGTCCATGATCTCGGGTTTGTCCGGGATGATGATGTTCTTGTCCTCGAAGGCCGCCTTGTACTTTGGAAAATTCTCCCGGTAGAAGTTCTGGGTCAGCATGATTTCGTGGATGCGGTCTTCCCCGTACTTTTGCCGGGCCACCTCGGCCAGGTACTGGCCGTTGCCGCGGGCATCCATTGCCCCGCCCCGGAAATTCGGGAGACGGTCGAGTACGTAAAAGAGAATCTGTTCCTGCTGGCGAAACGGGACGTCGTGGAGCTCCAGGGCAAAGGGCACGCGGTGGATGAGGGCAGTCACTTCCTCCAAAGGCCAGATGGCGGTAAGGTCGATATCTCGCGCGAAATCCTCGCCGAACCGGTGGTTGCGCCTGGGCTCAAGCGCTTTCAGGAGTGGCGCTATTTCTTCATCGAGCCAGGTCTTGGTTTCGGCAAACCGCGCCTCTTCCGGCCAGTCCACGAAGCTCTTGCCGTTCCGCTGCTCCTTTGGAGGAGTCCAGGAGACCACCGGGATGCCCTTCTCCATGCAGGATGCGATCAGCGTTCGCGACAAGTAGGCCCCGCCCGACTGAGACGGGATGCAAAAGAGCTCTTCGTCGGCATCGTCTCCGTACTGAGCGATGATCTTCCGGCGCCATTCAGCTTCTTCGTCTGCCGTCCACTCGATGCCCCGAACGAGGCAGATCCGCCGATAGAGGCCGTCCGCCAGGGCGTCATCGAAATCGATCCGGTGGATCGAGTAGGGTTTGCGGCCGGCGCGGACCTCCTCCACCATTTGGTTGAAGTCGTTGTCGTCGCCGTTGTGAGTGCTGATGACGATCACCTGGCCGCCCCAGATCAGGAGCGCCAGGGCTGCCTTCATCAGCTCACCCAGGTTGTCCACGAACGCCGCCTCGTCGATGATCACCCGGCCCTGCTTGCCTCGCAGGTTCTTGGGGGCGGAGGAGAGCGCCATGATTTCGTGACCGCTCGCGAATTCGATCCGAAAAGCCTTGATCGCCCGCTTGGCCCCGTCCGGGTCGCTGTCCTCGAAGATAAACTCTTCGACCTGGCTCACGGCCTTGGCAAAATGCTTCGCCCAGAAAGCGCAGGTGTCGATGTACTCGCGGGTCATCTCCTGGTTGTAGGAGATGTAGAGCACATCCATGCCGTCCGCTGCCGAGGCCAGGATCACGTCGTCGGAAGCCTCACCCCAGGTGAGCCCGATCCGCCGCGATTTCTCGCAGAGCTTCACCTCGGACAGGTCCTCGCACCAGCGCTGCTGGTAGCCCAGCAGCACATGGGGCACTGATTCGCGTTCATCCGGCCACAATTCTTTGGCGCTCATCGTACAATCCCCAGGATATCGCGCCGGAGCTGCTCGGCAGCATCGGCGGATAGCCCCTTGCGCTTGCCGGTTTCGGCCTTGCCTTCTGCTGGTGAGGAGTCTCCCCTTGCCGCCTGATCACCCCTCACGCCTGACGCCTCACCCCTCACCCTTCCCACCAAGGCCTGGAGCACCTTGCCGAGGTCGATGTCCTTGATGCCGACCTCGCCGGCAGCGAGCCCCGAGGTTGCCATTGCGATGATGAGATTCGCCAGGCTCTGGAGGCTTTCCTCGTAGGGCCGATCCGCATATTCCTCCAGGATCCGGGTCAGTTCCTGGTTGGCTTCGAGCAGCCGCCTCTCGGTCCTGACCGCCCGGTAATAGCCCGATACCGCATCATGGCCGATCATATGGCCGCGGCTCCGGATGAGGTCCCTGGCCGCCTCGATGGTCAGTTTCTGACCGTCCAGGCCGTCAATCACATCGTCCTGCAGTTCTTCGGGCAGGCTCAGGAAGAGGAACTTCGCCTTCTTCCTGGCCGATAGAACCAGTTCCCGATGGTTCATGGCTCAGTCGTCCCGGATGCCGAGATCCAGCTTCAGCACCTCGATATCCTCCAGGGCATCGAGATACTTCCGCTGCAGGCGAACGCAATCGGTGAGCAGCATGGCCCCTTTCGCGAACTCGACCCGGCCCACCGGCAGATATTTGTCGAGCAGTATCCGGGCCTGGTCGCGCTCGGCCTCGATCTTCAGCCTCAATTCGGCGGCCTCGCGCTGTCTCTCCGCCAGCCTGCCTTCGAGCATCAGCCGTTCCTGGGTCATCCCTGTACTCCCGTAGCCTTCTTTTCCAGCCTCACCATCGGGCAGAAGCGATTGCTCTCGATGGCTTCCTGGGTGCGCGTCCAGGACTGCGTATTCATGAGGATCAGGTCCTTCTGATCCGCCGCCAGCTCCCCGTATCGCTTCACCAGTTCCACGTTGTGCTCGTACATTTTCCAATGCGCTTCCGTATCCTTGCGATACTGTTCGAGGACAGCGACCATGTCCTGCCGGTACTGCGCCAGCATCCTGGCCATCGTCCTCTGATCCAGCCACCAGATCACCAGCACCAGGCCCGCCAGGCCGAAGTTGGCGGCAAATTTCAGCAGCCCCTCCATCGCGAAGCCGTCCATCACTGACCACCCTCGGATAGGTCCCCGCTAAAAACCTGCCGGGATGACCGGGCGGGCGGACTATCGGTAACCTCCAGCGCCTCGGGACCGCCGCTCTGGCGCCGCTGGATGGTCGTGGATGCCCGCAGGCGGCCGATCAGCGCCAGCAATCCGCCCACCGCCGCGAACAGGCCGGTCAGGCATTCGACCAGGGCGTTTTGGGTGTCAGCATCGACGGCCACCCCGACCAGCGGGCCGATCCCGGCCACAATCGCGATGACCCCGCCCCAGACCGCCCGGCTCTGCCACCAAAATTTGCTGTCCATTGGATCGTCCTCCGCTTCACCGTCCGACCGCTTCACCGTCCGACCGCTTCACCGCTTCACCGGTATTTATCGCCTCGATGTGCTGCGCCACTCCGAGAGCGTATTGGAGCCACCAGGCGACCTGCTGGAGCGCCGTCTCATCCTTCGTGGACTCGAAGAGCTGCCAGGCGCTCAGGGCCTCCTGCTCGGCGAGGTCGGCATACTGGAGCAGTTGAGCTGCGGTGACCCCCGAGTCAGAATCGGCCAGTACCGTGGCGTTGTCGCTCCCCGTGGTGACGGCCGTCTGGGGAGTGGTCGCGCACCCCGGCATGCTGAAAAGCAGCAGGCAAGCCAGCACGATGAAGAGCGCGATCTGCTCGAAGAATATGATGGTGGGATTTTCAAGGCCGATGTGCCGTGGATTGTGTCGTTTCATTGCATTATCCTTTTGTTTTGTCCCACGCCTTACTCCTCACGCCTGACGCCTAACCGTCCAACGCCCGCCGGACCCAGCCGAGCAGATATTTCGTCGCGTTCTGCCGACCCGCATAAAACGCGATCGCTCCCAGGCGGTATTCCGCCAACAGCAGCGGCGGGTAGGGATGGTTGTTCACGGCCTCCATCGAGAGCGGTCCCAGCAGTCCATCCACCGCCAGCCCTGCCGGTGACGTGCGGTTAACGGCCTCCTGGAGGATCGTGTGAGCGCGGAGCGGCCCCATATTGACGGCAAAGTCAAGGACCTTGCCGGCGAGCTCGCTGTCGGCGATCATTTCGTAGCCGTACCGCCTTGCGAAAAATCGCGTCCATGCCCGCCCCCTCTAGCTTTGCAGCTCACCTGGGGGCCAGCCGGGCAAAAAGGAAAGGCCCGACTAACCCACACATCGAGTTAGCCGGGCCTCAAGGGCTCACACTTACTGGCGGCTTGCGGATCCCCTAAATGTCGAAGCTGTCTTCCGGCCGGATCGTAACTTCCAATGCCTCGGCGCTGCTCTTTGGCTGCAGCCTCTACCCCGCGAGGGGGCGACCGGGAAACCCGAAGCCGGTGGACAGCCCCGGGGCGATGATCGTTACAGCTTCGACGATCCGCGCAACTCCTACGCAACCATCGGTGCAACATTTCTACATAAAGGCACAAGAATCCGATGTCAAGGAAATAGTTGAGAGGATACAAGAGAAACCGAATGACACGACCTATCGGTGTAGTTTTCTGCCCCCCCGCAGCCCTTACGAAGCCCTGTCGCGAGGCTCACTCGATCGGGCTCTGGCTAAATTTGCTATTGAATTAGGGTAAACAGATCAAATTTTGCCCATTATTTCGACAAACTGTCAATTTCCAGACCCAATTGGAGCTCTACGAATTACATTGTTCTTTCAGATTATGCATGAGCATTTGCGAAAGGCAAAAACGCGTGACGCAATTCGATCCTCGTGAGATTGGTCCTGCTGTGGGTTGTAAGAAACCGATCGATGTTCTGAATCCGCGCTGCGGTGGTTGGTCCAGTTACGAGGCCGAGTGGCTCATGTGACCTGATCGCTCTTTTCACTTGCTTCATGGCAAACGCTATGTCGCCGTCCATCACATATCCGAGCATGCACCCAATTGGTAATCCTTCGGCATATTGTTCGCTTATGAACCTCATCATACCTTCTTTGACATAATCTGTCGCCAAAGAGCTCCGCCTGCGGCTGTGAGTGACACTCAACCGCTTGCACTCGTAGGCGAGATAGAGCTCGCGCTCCCAGTCCAAAAGGACCGCAAAGTCTATTTTTCCCTTACTGTATTTTGTGCCCTTCGGGTCAGTGGCGAATGGCTCAAACTGATATTCGACATAATAACAAATATTTCGAACAACCGGATCCTTGCCGAGCAGGTTGACGAGATTGCGTGTGATCGCATCCTCTTGTGGCTGAACTGGAAGGACTTCCATACATCTCGGCCAGACAACAGCAATGCGATCAAGAAGGCGCTCATCCACTGATATGGCTCGGCTTGCCCAAACCTGCAAATCCCCTAACACCATCAAGACTGGCTCCACCGCCGTCCATATTCGACAGCGTCCTGTAAATCCATAGCGATTGCATCAGAATCGGCCAACGCTGTTGACCGCAACCAGAAGCGCAACTGCATGGGCTTGATAAGGTAAAGCCTACTGCCGACGAACACCCTGAGTTTGGGCATAAGCTGGAAATTGCCGTCAAGCGGTTGACGGATGTGTTCGGAGATGCTCGAAAGCACGTCAGCAAAAGACCCATTCCTCGTTTCGGAATAGGTGCCCGACACGCCGTTAAGCATAAGGCAAAGGATGCCTAAATCTGTGCTGCATGCCTCAAGCCGTGCAGTTATTGCTGAGTCGTGTCGAAGCCAACTGCTGATTCCTGAGACGAGTGTCATTGCATATGCTTGCCGATCCTTCTTGGCAGGAGCTTTCCAGAGGTCCGGATAGCTCCCCTCGTGTGGTTGGACCGCCGGTATGATCTTCTCAACCGTATCTTCGATCAGGACTATCTCATCATCCGAAAGACAAAAATATTGGTACGCCAGTTGATCGATATTCCTGAGGAGTGCATCATCAGTTTCCAGGCTGAATGATTGCTTGGCCGTGTGCATGGCATCATCAACTATTGCGACAAGGTTCTTTGCCGCTTGCGCCGCCTGCTCTGGTTCGGGTAAATCTTTTGGGCTGGGAAATGGAAGACGAAGGAATTCCGCTTGCTTCACTTCGGGCCGATCAGCTCCGAACGATGCCGTTCCATGAAAGGCATACCAGATTGCGACCCGGCTGTTCAGCAATGCGGTCAGCAACTTACCGCGACGCTTTTCAAGCGGAGGTACCGTGATCGCCTGAATGATATCCTGAAATGTCAAGGCGTCCTCGGTGTATGTCGCACGTAGCCGCGTCTGTGATGTTTCGACACCCCTCGGCACGAGAACTCGTGCGCCCTCGAAACCCGCTTCAAAACCCTTGCGGCGCACCTTTCGAGATGGCCACGGCGCTAGACCGTACGTAGGCTGTGCCAGTCGCCGAAACGCACCAATGGGCAGGTCTGGTAATATCCCGACCCATTCACTATCCGGGCGGGATGATATTTCCCCTCGGCCGGCTTGGTCATTCAACGGTTGAAATCCCTGCCCCATCACCCACCTTCCCATCAAGTCCTGTCTCCGGCGTCTCAGGCCACCAAAGTCTGTGATCAAGTCACCGATCTTTGGCAGCCTGGAAAGGTAAGCAAAGAGTTTCCCGTCCGGCTCGCGCATCCAAAGACGCTGCTTGAATGCCAGAGGGTGGTCAACTACAGTTGCCGCATTGAGCGATAATTTGTCGACAGAACTCAAGGTGATCAGCCGCTTGAGCTGAAGGTTCAAATCCGCCTTTGGCGCCCAGTAATCGAAACGATAGGGATACTGGGCAGCATCGCCCATGCCATAAATAATAAGCGCCGCTGGGCGATGAGCATGTTCGAACAACTGAAAGCGGAGATCCGCAAAGTTGATAATCCGGCGAATGCGGTTTTTGCGGATAAATTGGTTTCGCGCTTCTATGGTATTTGCCGCATGGTTATGAAGAAATCCCATAGCCGGAAGCAAAAGCGCAACCACGCCGTCGTTGGCGAGGTGGTGGACCGCCTTCCATGCAAAGGCCCATGCATCCTCTTCACCCGGCATCGGCAGGTGGTGCTCCTTGCACCAGCGCACCGATGATTTGTCGGAACCATGCCGGCTTATCCAAGGGGGATTTCCGATTATGACATGGAAACCGTCCTCATCGTCCGGTACATCGAAGAAATTTCTGCAAACGAGAGTGTTGTTCCAGAGCTTCGGTAGTATATTTCCGCGACTGATGAGACGGCGAATGTCGGGAGGCGAGACCTCTTCGAGCAATGCTACATAGAGCGAAAATACCGCAACGCGGACGGCGCTTCCATTCACGTCCCAGCCATGCAGCCTTTGCAGGATGGTCAAAAGGCTGTCCCAACTGATAGTCCGCGACTTGGATGTTGAGCGCGAGTGTTCGCAGAGGCGCTGGAATAGACGTACCAGAAACACACCCGAACCGCATGCCGGATCAAGGCATCGAACGATTTCTCTCACTTCGGGGGACAAAAGTTCCCATACTTGCGAGACGACCGTATCAGCCAGGAACATCGGTGTGTAGTATGCACCCTTCTTGCGGCGTTGCTCCTTCTGTTCACCTAGAAAGCGATCATAAACGGCACTGACCAGCTCGATTGGTATGTATCGAAAGTTATAGCCCCAGAACCGTAACTGGCCCCCTCTACCCATCTCTTCTCGACCTGCACGGAAGCGTGCAAGTACATCAAGATGGGTCGGCCCGATCTCTGGTGCCTGGTTTTGTGATTCAAATGAGCATGGTGCCACGAAGAGATCGCCATTGAAGTCGTTCCTCAGGTTCCTGAAAAGTGATTTCAAGAGCCTGACATCCTGGGTAGCCAGCAATGACGAGAAACTGTCAAGGCCGTTTCCGGCCACTGAACGAAAATATTCAGGCGTAATGATCTCCCTGTCTTCCAGATAGGAGATAAACATCGCCTGTATGAGCAAGGCCTGTGCGGCACCAGATGAAAGATTCGCCCGGCAGAGTAAGCCATGGGATTTCTTCAGATTGCTGAGAAGAACCTGATCAATCCGTTCTTTGCGCCGGAAGTACCCAGCATAATCCTTCCACAGCCTGCCGGACTCGGCCCCGTAAATGAGGTTTCTGAACTGTAATGAGTCTGCGGTTTGCTTAAGCGTTGCAATAAGGCATTGCTGGTCGAATCCATCACTCGAATCCTTGTAGGGCATGGGCATAAGAGAAAATGCTCGCAGCGTATCGCCTGCAATCACCAGAAGAAGGCTGACCAGTCCTTGGTTCCAGAGTACACCATGAAGATGGATGACGCGGGCTCTGTCGTATTGTTCAACGGACAGAATCGCCACCGTGGGGACTCCTTGGACGCAAAATATGGCCGAGAGGCCGAGGTCCTGAAAAGCGAGGCGAATCGCAAGTGCGTGCGGGACGTCACTGACGGCTTCCGATGACTCATATAGGTCAGGAGAGCGGCGGCTTGCGAGGCCAAGCCGTTCCTTCCATTCTTGGGAAAGAGGAAGTGAGCGGATGGGCGTCATGACTGACTCCTGAGCTACCTCCTATCAATCGCAACGCCCCAAATCAGCAGCGGACTGCGGTGGCGAGGCAAAGGCAGGGGCATCCTTTTGAGTACCCAACTGAACTGGCCCCCACGGAAGATATGCAGGGTACCAATACACCCGAAGAGCGAAGTGCGCAAGATATTTCGATTAGTTGATTATGATCGGACGTGTCGGACAAACACCACCACACGTTTCCACCCGAGCCGCTCGGCGAGGGTAATGCTGATGCCTCGGCGGCCGTGCAGGATGTCATTGAGGTAGGGCGTGCTGAGGCCCAGCGCGGCCGCCACTGCCCTCTGAGACTCGTCGCGCACCCGGTCGGTGAGCTCATCCAGGATATCATGCTCCGTGACCATCCGTTCGGAGCCGTCGAGGAACCTCTCCGCCCACGCAGATAATTTCATTTCTTTCGTTTTTTCTGGCCGTTCGCTAATTGCCATATTTCACCCCATCCTGACCTGGTTGCTCGCTAGAGTGGCCTTCTTGGCGTCACAGAGCCCGCTTGGGCGGACGCACTTGCCGGGGCCGTCTGGAATCCGCACGCCCTTGTAAGCTCGGTTACCAACGCCCCGCCTGAAATGGCATTGCCGGCAGTTGGCATTGGTGCCCGCGTGGGTTGCCTTCGCCATCGTATCTCCTTTTCTTGGCCGCGACTCTCTGGCAGTTGCGGCACATCGGCTTCGATTGGTGCATCAGGCTCTGTATGTTCTTCTTCAAACCGCAAGAAGTCCTGTTCCCTCCGATTATGTGACATTTGTCCCCCGAGCCGACGGTTGCCATCCGCTGTTTCACGCCAGCCCCCCCAGCACCCGCTGCAGCCTGCCGCTCAGCTCCCGCAGCTCGCGGACCTTATGTCTCGGGACAAAAATATCCCCATATCGCTCCTGGATATGGGCGATCTGTGTGGCGTAAGCCTCCGGGTTGCCCTTCAGGTGATCCAGCAGGCGGGTCACCACCTGGACCCAGGCGGGAGGCGAGGTTGCTCGGCTGATCGGAGCCCCGAGACGCTGCCGGATTTCGTGTCCTTCGGGAGCGTCGTAGTCCATCGCCAGTTGGATCACGGCGTCGGCGTAGGCCGATTTGCGCGCCCGGCTGGCCTTCATGAGCCCGGTCATAGCCCGGCGGTGGAAGCGAGCATGGTTCTGTTCGACCTCCGATTCATCCCCCGGCAGGTAGTACCCGCCGCCCTTGCCGGCCTCACACATGATCGGGATGCCGTGGCGGATAATGAGATGGTTGATGACCGACCGCAGGCGCCGCTTGGCCGATTCGTGATACTTGTCCGGGTCGGCTCCGCAGTAATCTACCCCGGTGACTTCGTTGGCCAGCTCATCGGCGGTGAGCGCCGCCACCCGGCCAAGCGACGTCCCGTTCTGAGCGTAGCCCGCCTGCAGAAGACGCCTGAGCACCGCCCGCTCGTCGTCTTCGAGCTCCTTGTATTTCATCACCGCATCGATGCGTCGTCTTGCATCCATCAAAAGCTCCTTTTGAGTGAGGCGTGAGGAGTCAGGCGTGAGGCGTAAGCCTCTGCCACCTCATCACGCCTCACGCTTCACGCTTTACCCCTCACTCTTTCTGTCTTCCGGGCACCGGAAGGCCCTCCGGATGAAGGCGTAGGCCATTTTCAGATGCCACCTGGCCTGCTGTATCTCCGTAGAATCCGGAGGGCAAAAGCGCTTGATCACCTCGTTCAGGACTAGGAAGTGTTCTCCAATCGGGATCAGATTTGCCTTGTCCATCGCTCCCCTTTCACTAGTTCGTGGTGGCAACAACGCTGTCACCCCCGGGGTGCAGCACCCGGAAGGCCACGTAGCCGCGTTTCCGGTCCGCCTCGGCATCGAGCGCCTCGGGGTGGAGCAGGTACTGATGGAACTCAGCCCCCGTCCAAAACCTGATGGCCAGGCGCCGGTAGCGGTTTCCCATGTAATCCAGGTATTCATCGGTCAGCATCCGCCGGCAGCTCGCCAGGGCTTCATCGGAGATGACCGGGCTTATTTCAGGATCGAGAAAGCCATGCCTTTCCAGAATCTGTAACGTCTCGATAACTGGATCTTTCATGCTAACCTCCAAACTACGGACACACCAACCGCATCAGACGTCTCCGATGTTCCGCTCATCGGCCATCAGGGCGTCCCATTCACGAGACGCGGCAGCCTGAGTCAGCTTATCGCGATGCTTCCTCCAGGATTGCCCGGAGGCATCCAGCACCCAGATTTCGTACGTCCGGCGCTGCTGCTCACAACTCGTCAGTTTGGGTCGGCAGCGAAAGATCCTGAACCCGGCCCGGATCAGCTTGCCTCGATCGCGGCTATCCATTGGCACCTCCTGCAACGTCGCTCCCGTGTTTACCGGGGGCCGTGTGGTGAAAGATCCGTTCATAGTGAGTCAATGGTGGGCGCAATTCGCAGGCTGCCCCGACCTCATCACCCCAACCATCTTGGAGCACCCGTTTCAGCATGAATCGCGCCTGCACCTCGGGAGGCCGCTCCTCGTGGTGAGCAATCCGCTTGATTTCCTTCAACACCTCCGGGTAACATGAAAAGTCCAGGAGGAGCTGATTCTCAAGGACCAGGTCCTCATTCTGGGGGCAGGCTGGAGCCGCTGTTTCCCTGCCAGGACTCGGCTCCGCCTGCTCTTCCATCCTTTGCCGGGCGGTGTCGGCATACTCCTCGATGAGTCTTGCCTCCTGCCGCACCCTCTCCGCCTCGACAAGCGCCTTTACCTTCTTGTCTCGCCAGTCCTGCTGGTAGATCCGATTACATTCGAGACATAGCCCCCGATGCCCATCTTTGGCCTTTTTGTCCTTGGCGAACTTCTCCAGGGGCTTGATTTTCTTACATCCCTTGCACTGTTTCTCCCTGGGTCTCTGCGTCTCTTTCCCCGCAGTCTCGTCTGCTGTCTTTTCCTTCACCATTTCCTCCTTCTCAGCCGATTTGATTGCTTCATCCACCTTCCCCAGCCTGAGCAGCTCACCCGTGCCGCACCCGGTGCAGCACGGATAAACCGTCAGCTCGCCCTTGTTCCAACACTCCTCGCCGATCCTCGGTTGCTGGTATTCCAGACACCGTTTGACTGGCATTTCACGGTCGATTGTCGGACATCGGATCATCCCGTCCTCCTCTTCGCCCTCTTTTGGTGCACGCAGAGCGCCTGCAGGATCTTGTAGGTCTGCCCGGCATCGCACCAGGCAAGGCGGTCGATCCCGAACATCCGCCCGGCCATTCCGTCCGCATAATCCCAGCCCAGTTTGAGTTCCGCGAGGATGGCTTCGATCTTTCGGATCATCGCCTCCGTCTCCTGCGGCGGCCGCCGGTGCATGCCGGACTTGAAGGCGGATTTGTGGACCCGCTTCCAGGACTTGGGAAGCGTCCTTCCCCCCGGCGGCTGCCCGCCCTGGCTCTCGGCCCGCCCCTCGATCCGCCCGAGCAGCTCCTCAAATGCGCCCGTCTCGAGTTCTTTCGTGGATTCGACCCCGACACTGGCCTTCATCTGGGACCAGGTCTCATCATCGATACCCGCCTGGCGCCGGAGCGTCTGGATCAAACAGACCTGCCGCTTACTGATAGTGCCGCTTTGCCCGCCGTTTCGGCTTGCCCTTGTCCCGGCCATGCCGTTCCCCTTTATGTTTGTCGGATTCCTCGAATACCCCCACATGAGGCAGGCTCACAATCCGCTCTTCCCGCAGGGACTCCTTGGGCACAATCACCGTTACCGCCTTCCCGGAGCGCTCATCTACCCAGATGATGATCCCCATCCGATGGTTCCAGACCTGGGTGAGGGTTCGGTAGCGGTAGAGCCGCCCGTTGATCGACTTGAACAGCTCCTGGCCCCGTTTGATGCACTGTCCCTTGCGGATGGCCAGGTTGACCGATTCCAGACTCGGGACGCTGCCCAGGCGCTGGTGCCACCGGCTCATGAAATGCGGAGTGAGCCTCGCCACGTGGACCGGGATCTCCTCCGCGAACTCCATCGGGTCTAAAATTCTCCGATTACCTGGCATTTTCCCTCCTGGATGAAAGCATTTCCGCAATGTCCCTGGCCAGTTGCAGCGCCTCCTTTTCCTGCTCCTCGAACCGCTGGGCAAGGCCGGTGCAGATCAGCCGGTTCAGGGCCACGGTCTTGACGATGAGCGGATCGGGCTGAAACACTTCCGGCGCTGGGCGCTCCTGGAGCTGGCGGCCCTTGAAGCTCATTCGCCAGAGCTTCTCGCGGGATCCCTGGGGCAAAGGCCGCTCGCCCGCCGGCTTCACGTACCCTTCCTCGCGATAGAATCGCATGCGCTTGTAGATGTAGGAGGCAGTGGTCCCGGACTGGAACGCGATGTCGTTGACCGACCAGGTCGGATTGATGGACATAGCTTTCCATATCCGCTGTTCGATCACGGCTTCGCGCGGCGCGCCGCCCGGGACGAGCTCATAGGCGCCGCGCCCGACCCGCCGCACATGCCCCTGCTTGATCAGCGTGCAGGCCGCACCATCGAATTGATCCTCGTTCAGATCGAGGTCTCTCCGCATTTCGACCCGCGTCGCGGCTCCCCCCTTGCCCGACAAGTAACTCCGAATGGCATCGCAGCGAGTCCCCCTAGCCATGAGAGCCCCCCTTCGAGCCGTTGGTCTTGCCGGCGCGGCTCAGTCTCCTGGCCCCGGACGGCACCCGCCACCGCGGCAGCGCTTCGGCCATTTTGGCGTCCACGTCGTGGGTCTGATTCGCCCTGGCCATCTGCTCCAGGTGATGCACGTCGACCCACACTTTCCGGAACGTCCCGCCCGACCTGGCGGCGAGGACCTTCGCGGCGTCGGCTTGAATCCGAAGATCCGCCGCCTTCATCCCGAACAGCATGATGTCCTCGGATGATACCGGACCGAATTCGACCCGCTGCGTTACCCGGTCCCAGAGCCGGCTGCGGCAGGAGAGCTGGGCGAAGAGGTGCTCTTCGCCGATCAGCACGATCGGGGCGCCGCAAAGATCGTGGATGTCCCGGAAGTGCTCGATCTGGCTGACATTGAGCCGGTCGGCTTCATCGACCAGCACCGTCCGCATGCGGTGATCGAGCGCCTCGCAGGCCGCAAGCTTGCAGCGCTCGACCGTGCGCGGTTCGGTGCCGACCAGCTTTCTGCACAGGTCCGCCAGCATCGCCCGGGGCGACCAGTCTTCAAGGACGCGCAAATACACGGCATCGGTCCTGATCGCGTATTCCCGAGCACACACCGTCTTGCCGCGGCCGGCCCGCCCCCAGACCACGCCCACATCCTCCAGGACCGCCAGCGCCGTCTGGAACTGGCGCACATTCTCGGTTTCAAGGAACACGTTTTTCATTTTCCTCCTTCCAGCACTCGATAAAGTTCCTTCAGGTCCTCGTACCCTTGCCGATAGTTCTCCCAGTCATCCTTGCCCTCGAAATAGGTCATGAACAGCTTGTCCTCCGGACCTATTTCCATGTGGTGCTTGCAGGTAGCCTGGAAGCACCACTCGTACCGCCGCCATTCCGTATCGAAGTACACAGGACGCTCAAGGGGAGGCTTCGCCGCCTCGACCCTCATTTCTTCCTCCGCCCGGCTCAGCACCAGCTGCAGTCGTTGCCGCTCGGCCTCGGGCATCGCATCCTCGGCCCCATCCTCCCTGCCGTCGGTGATTTCGCCGGCATTTGCCGGTATTTCGTCGTGTGCGTCGGTGGAGGACGCGTCCCTACCGCCGTCCAGCACCACCATCCGCTTTTCCCAGCCCACCACCGACAGGGCCTCGACGGTCTCTTCCGGGAGTCCCAGTTCCGCCAGGCCCTTCTTGGTTTCCTTCACGAGCTGGCGCTGCCTCGCCAGGGCCGCCTTGACCTGGTCGATTCCCATCTCGTCGCCGATCAGGCGCACGATCGGCCCCAGCGCCTGGACGGGGAGGGCCTCGCCGAGGTATTCCCCGGTAGCTCTGAGCCAGCACCAGATCCGCGACAGGTCCGCCGTGTCATAGCGGACCACCACCGATTTGGGCTCGGGGGCCAGCCCGTGGAGGCAGTCGGCTTCGTAGTCGATGCCGTGGAGACGCACCCGGCAGTGCCTCGGTGTGGCGAGGTGGGTCCAGAGAAATTCGCGGTTGAGCTCCTCGATATCCACCCCGGAGCCCCGCCCGGCCATGAAGACGTCGATGGGGCGCTTGCCCCCGAGCCCGTCGTGAGGCTGCTCGGCATACCACCGGAAATAGAGCGAGAGGATGTGAGCGGTTTCGCGGAGGTTCGGCACCCAGCCGGCCGTCCTGGCTTCGTGCCAGGCCCGGTGAAATTTTTCGTTTCGCAGCCGCCAGGCCGGTTTGTCCTTGATGTCCGCCCCGCAGAAGCTCGGCATAAGCTCCTCGCACTGGTAGCCCACGGTCCGGAAGAAGCGCTCGATCACCTTAGACCTGGCGCCGTAGGGAAGGGCGAACATCACCGCGATCCCGAGGCGGCCGTAAATGCCGATCAACTCCTCGAAGTCTGGGTCGGTATCGGTGAACACCTTGGCCTTGAAGGCTTTGCCGTTGTCGAGGTAAACGATGTCGGGGATCTTCCCCAGGTTGATGACGGCCATTCGCAGCGCCGCCGAAATGCCGATCACGTTCTCGGTCGGCAGGATCTGCCAGCCGATCGGCATCCGTGATGCCCAGTCGAAGAAGAGGATGAGCTTCATCCGGCAGGGCTTGCCGGTTCCCGGATGAATGGTCTCAAAATTGAACGTGTGACCGTCGGCGACCAGCACCTGGCCAACCTTGAGGCTGTCAGCATCGCGCGTGATGTAGGGGCCGCACTTGTCGATGTAGGCCTTATCTCCCTCGCGCGCGAGTACTTCAATATTGTAGTGCCGCCGCCGCCAGTCCTTGAGCCACCGTCGGCAGGTGGTTTCGGTCAGGTTCTCGTCTATCCCGTGCTTCTTGAGCAGGATACAGGCGCCGCGAAAAGAATGGGCGAAGGTGGGCCGGTTCGGATGCAACCAGCATTGCAGAAAGGCCTGCTGAGCCTCTTTCGAGATTATCCGGGGACGCCAGAGGTTGGTGCCGTGCTTCTTCCACCCGCCACGACCGTCCGCCAGGGCTGCGCGGTAGTCGCCCCGGGCCAGCACGAGTCGCCGGTCGAATTTATAGAGCGTCTTGAGGGCGACCTCACCCACCAGCCGGTAGGCCTCGGGCAGCAAGTGCCCGCTGTGATAGGCCGCTAGAAACCCCTGGGTCGCCTCCCCGCGCTCCCGATAGGGCAGATCGCCGACCGTCTTCTTCCACTCGGTTACGATCTGGTATTTCGCCAGGCCGATCTTGTCCGCCCGCTCCGGGACGATGATATTCTTCCTGGCGGCGGGCTGAGCAGGCACCGGCAACTGATCGTCCGCCGGCAGCAGCACCGTGCCCCCGTTGCCGCCCGGAACCTCCCGCGGCCCCGACGACACCCGGCATTGAATCGACACGCCCTTCTCGCCGGGATCGAGAAGATCCTCCGCCCTCGGCAGGGGAAGGTTGGCCTCTGCCAGATTCTTCAATTCCCATATGACCAGGGCGTCACGGACCTCGCGATGAAGGCTGTGAAAGAGATAGAGCTTCACTTTGCCGCCTCGGCCTCTCCCGTCTCTCTCCTCGAATGGCCAGCTTTCCTTCCTGGCCCGCTTCGATGCGGCCCGTTCCGTGATGCCCAGGGCCTTAGCGATTTCCTTGATGGTACAGAGCTTGTTCATCATCGACTGGTCCTATCGCCCAACCCGAAAAGTCACGCTATTGGGCGCTGCATGGGCGAGAATGAGAGTGGGACGGCTTTGTCATATTGATGGGTTTCGTAATTCCACATTAGCGTGTAGCCATATTGATGCCGCTCCATCCACTCCTCAATGGCCGTCAAGCAAAGCCCTGTCGCTATTGTCAGTTGATCGAGCGGCACATAAGCAACCCATTTCTCCTTCAACGTCACATTCAGGTTCTTCATATTGATCTTCCGTTCGATTTCGGCGCTGCAACCGCAATTGCTCAGATTTTTGTCCACTGGTTTCCCTCTCCCTAGAGCACCCTGTTAAACCTCTCCAACAGCTCCTCTCGCTTGCGGACCTCCCGCAGCAAGTTCCTGGCATCCTCCTTCATGCGGTGAATCTCCGACCGCATGGCATCCAGACTATCAAGCGCGATCCGCCCGGCTTTATCGTCGAGGACGTCCAGCGGCTCATGGCTGCCGGTCGCTTGGCAGAAAGCCGGCAAGTACTCGGCCGGAATGTGCCGGCCCGGGTCATCGGACTTGCTCTCGCAAGTCCAGGCATCGATCATGGATTTTGAGATTTCTTCATTCAGCAGGTGGGACATCCGGCCCACAACTTCATAGCGTGACAGGGGACAGGCCTTGAGGGCGGCCCTCATGGCCTGCTGAAGTTCGTTCATGCACCGCATCGAACCCGCATCGTCCAATTTTCTGGACTTGGCTTCCTGGATGGCCTGAAAAATTGTGACCTGCCGGCCGTCGTCTATGGTCTTCCCGACCTTAGACGTTGACAGCTTGAGAGATCTCATGGCATGATTCCTTCGGGTCAAGCGCCTGCGATTTTATTTCTTTTTCCAGGTGAGGGAGGTAGTGCTCCGGGAACACGATTTCCACCGGAACCCGCATGGCCTTTGCGATTGCGTTCGCTATGCGGAGACTGAAGATCTTTTTCGAGGCAACAAGGGAGACCGCCGCGGCACTGACGCCAAGCTCCCTGGCGATGGCACGCATGGAAATGCCGTTATGTTCAAGCGTGTACTTGATTTGCAGCTTGTTCATGCCCGTTTTCTCCTTGGTTTTGTGTTACAGTGTTAAGGGTAGGGTACACTAGAATTCTGATGTGTCAAGCAGAATTCTGGGTTCTTTTGTCGGATTGCGCATCATTTTTCTAAGCTGTTGTTATAGCTATGGATCAGATTTAAGAACCGGTTCTTTGGTCGGTTCTTTAGTCTACCATCGACTAAAGAACCATAAGGAGGGATATGGATGATCGCACAGAGGGTTAGGCTGGTCATTCAGCAATCTGGTTTAACTCTTCCAGAATTCTCATCTAGGACCGGTATTAAGAAGAGCACTCTCGTCAACTATCGTGACGGCGTGTATCCGCCAACTGCTGCCTTTTTGGAAAGGGTGTGCAGCGAATTCCTGATCAACCCCCAATGGCTCCTTCTAGGCACCGGCCCCATGAAGGCGGAACAATCGCTATCCGATGCCCGGCTAGGTCTTGAAACAGTCTATGCCGACGGTGACATCAGGAAGAAAGCTGCCGCAGCACAGTGTCCCCCTGGCCGTAAGGCCACATCTCTCACTAATCAGGATGAAGGTGAAGTTGTCCTGAAAGACCCGGCTTTGGATCTAAATTCGCAACTGGCTGAATCAGCCATTGATGCGGAAAGGTATTCCCTGATCCCTTTGCTGGAGTCTCGGGTTTCTGGGGGGCCCGAAGGTGAAGTGCTCTACGAGGAGATTGCTGATTACTTGCCTTTCAAGCGGGATTGGATTGAACGAGTGGCCGGCAGGACTGAAGAACGCCAGCGAGCCTTGCTTCTTGTCCGTGTCCGCGGGGATTCCATGTCTCCGACCATCAACCAGGGCGAAATCGTCTTGATCGATACCTATGAGGGTGAACGCCTGCACGTTCTTGACGGCCGCATCTACCTGGTGATTCTCCCCGACGGATCTTCCACCTTGAAACGCCTGGTCCTGAAGAAGGAGGATGGTCGCTTCAAGTTGCTCTGCCTCTCAGACAATACGCCAGACTATCGTCCATTTGAATTCGACCTGGAGCCAGGGAAGACCTTAAAGCATTACATTCTCGGCCGTGTCCGCTGGTGCGGCAAAGAATTCGATTGATCCTTTTCTTGATCTATCTAAATGCAAAAAGGGCCACGAAGAGGCCCCAATCCACACCCGTCCCACTCATTGCTTAGCTTATACCAGGACAGGGGACTTTCTCCAATTACCTGCCAAAAACCCTCCTTTCCGCTAAACTTTCTCCGATTGCCGCTCTCACCGATATAACCTAGCCACCAAGCCACTCTCCGACCATTTCCGGCCTTCTCCGACTTTCTCCGATCTGCTGGCTCTTGAAAAGCGCAGTGAATATCAGACAGATCAAGATGAGTACGATAGTCTGTTTGAGAACTACCCACCGAACCGGGTTCTGGAAGCCCTTGAGCGTGATGTAGGGGGACGGAATCCAGTGTTGGGAAAAACCTTGTTAGAGGAAATAAGAAGAGCACTGACCAGGACCAGGGAGAGAATTGCTTACGCCAACAAGGAGAGGGCGATAGATCCAAGCATTGGCGATGCCCTTGATAAGCTGTCAGAGCAGGAATTACGGGAAAAGCAAAAAAAAGAGCGCGAAAGACTGGACAAAATCGCGCAGAAGGTGCTCGAGATCACCAGGCTGAAAAAGCAGTTAGAAACAACCGAAACACAGTGGTTGGATCGACGGGATGAACTGCAACGTCTGGAGAGGCAGGAAGCAGTGGAACAGGGTAAAGTGAACGAGGCAACACGTGCACGTCAGGCAGGACCGACACAAGCTGACAGGAATAAGATCATAGAAATCCAGAAGAAGCTCCAGGACAAACGGAACGAACTGGCCAAGCTTGAGCAGGAACTGAAAAAGATGGAAAACCTGCCGACCTCCCTGGAGGCCGCCGAAGCAGAATACAACCGTGTGCGAAGCGAGCGGATTAAACTTGCGAAAGATCTGGAGCTCGTGAAAGAAAGGCGCGCAGAGGCGGCCAAGAGACTCCAAGTCGTGCGCCAAAGGTTGAATTCCCTGACACAGCAGGGACGAGCCCAAGGCCGTGAGGCCATTCTTTTGGGCAATAAGGGCAACACTGCGGACTGCCAAAAATCTCTGGTTGCAGCTGAGAATACCTTCACAGAGGCACTGGCTTTGGCGAAGGCAAACCAGGGTTGCCTGGATGTATCCGGGATTTCGACCCTTGAAAAGAATCTCCAAACATTGCGGGAAACAGCCCGGTGCGGCGGCGCTAGCCGGCAGAGTGGCCTGCTCAAGGTCCCTGCGATAAAAAAGGGCACGTCACAGGCCACGGCCAGAAGTCTTCTGGAGAGAATGGGTTTTTGGAATATTGAGTTTGTCCAAGTCTATGCGCCGTCGAAGCCTGAAGAAGCGGGGAGGGTGGTCGGCGTATCGTCACCAACACCCGGCAAGATAGTCCCGCCGGAGACCCGGATAAGTGTCAGCATCTTCAACAATCCCCCGCCGGAAGAAAAAGGGAATGTCAACAGCTGGGATAAGGAAGCGGACAATGCCCGGGTGTCGGCCAAAACCCGCACCCAGCCCCCCCCGGCTGTCCCGATCGGCGTTTCGGCCCCTCCCCCCACCAGGAGTCAGGTGGATCAGGCCAAGGAGGTGGCGGACCAGGCAGCGGCCCGGGGACCGCAGGAGAAACCGTGGGTAAACCCCGTCACCATCATGGATGGACTGGCCACCGCTGCCGGCATGGCTGCCGCCGCCAAGAGCGACAGGGACAAAACCATCAGCTCAACCCAGTCTCCACCACTGACGCCCATCCCCTCAAATCCCCTGCCGGGAGTGATCCCTTCTGCCAAGAGCGACAGGGACAAAACCATCGGTCCAACCCAGTCGCAGAAGCAGACACCCATTCCCTCGACAGGAACCACGGGTGGACGCGTTGCCACCTCCGGCAGCGGGACTGCCACCAGCGTGGACGGCGGCGCTAAGAGCTGTACGGTCCACTACACCGGGGTCGAGGGGGATGCCTATTACGTAGTAGAATATCCGGGCAGCCCGGTGGGCTTCGAAATTCGAAAAACCTGGGACCCTCCAAAAGGAGATGCCGACCGCCTGCAATGTGGTTCCGTCAGGGGAGCGGCGAAAAGATGTATCGAGGACTCCTTCAGGCAAATGGGCAGACCGGTACCCATGGTGCTGGGACCGTTCTCCGATCCCGGCAGTGCCCGAAGGACCGCAGACAGTCGTTGCAGGTGATGCCATGATTCGACGAATTCTTGGATTGATGACGGCTTTGGTCTGGACCTCGCTGCTGCTCTCCTGCGCTGCCGCCCCGCCATCCATGATGCCGGGCGCTCCCCTTGCGGCGGGCGAACTGGTGGGACGGGTAGTGACGGCCAAGATCGACCTGCCATTGCGCCGGGCAATGTTGGTATACGGCAACGGGGAGATCGATTTTGGGGTCTACCGGACCAAACTGGAGGCCTTGGGCCCCAGCATCCGGCGCTACGAACGGGCGCGGATTACCAAAGCAAAGCGGAGTGGCAACCAGCTCGAGCTCAGTCTGAACTCCGGCGGCTGGTGGGGTGGGACTAAGAACAGCCTGAGGTGGAAGCTGCCGCAGCAACTGAACGCCGAGGGTGCCCTCATTGTGGTCGATTACGGGCACCCGCCGACCCCTGACGAGGCCCGCCCGGAGCGTGTGGCTTACGCCCTGCGCGATGTGTTGGAAATCGAAGGGGTTGGGGCGCCGGCTGCGGCCAGACCCCTGTCCGAGCCGATGGCTCCCGCGGTGGCAACGGGGGTTACGCTCCTTTCGGTGGAAGCCCAACCCAGTCGGGTGCCGAGGGGACAGCCGTTGAATCTCACCGTCCATTTCGAGGTGACGGGCGCCACCACCGGGCAACCCCTCAGCCTGATCATCAATCGCCAGTTGTACCAGGGCGAAACCCCCCTCTTTTCTGCCCCCAGGACTCAGCAGGGGCACTGGGCGGCAGGGGTCCACTCCGCTGAGTTCACCCTCACGGTCCCGGCTGCCACCACGCCCGGCGTGTACCGCTTCAAGGCATGGCTGGGGCATGACGGGAAGGAGGAATCACGTGAGGCCTTGTTTGAGGTGCTGGAGGGGGGAGGATAAGCGGACGGAGGAACCATGCCCCGGTGATTTCAATGCCGAGGACTCGTCCGGAAACAACCTGGTGCAGTGTGAGTGTTATCCACCCGGCGCCAATCCGCTTGCTCCCAACTCTCTTCCAACCTCTCCAAATCGGCCAGGGGCACCCCGGGCAAAGCCACCTCAGCGGCCATGCCTCTGGCCTGAAAGCTGTTTCTCGCCACATGGCCGTCCCGCCTGGCCAGTTGGCCATCACTAATTCCAATTTCGACAGTGAGATCCCCGCTTGCCAAGCGACCAAGTATCAGACACCCACAGAACCACACCGGTCGCCGGGGTCGGCCCGGCCAATGACCTTCGAATGAAACGCTGCCTATAGCCTCTTGCCTCCCGGATGAACGGGACGGCTGCCGCCGGGTTGCCCGAGCTGTATTCCGAAAAAGCCTTTTTCATTCATTGGAAAAACCTCGTTGAGTCTGCGTTGATGGCAGAAATGTCCACGGAAAGAGGGCATTTTGACTCACCGATCGCCCCTGTGGAAGGTCCTGCACAACCATTATGAGGCGTTCAAGGCCGGCTATGAGCAGATTCCGGTGGTGAGTGAGACGGCCTTGGGCGAAGCCCTGCGGTCCTGAGACCTGGATTCATGAAGAGGTTGGGCAACCTCTTTGCCGCTGTGCCGATGCGTGAGGGAAAGGAAAAAGTCTGTCAGGGGGCAGAAAGCTGCACTGGATGCGGCTTCGCCCCATCTGTCAGGGGGAGATATGGCTTCGGAGGCAGATAAAGCTCATACTCGCCCCCTATCCCACCCACCTCGTAGGTCAATATCGGTCGACTGACTCCCTTTGGCATGACCTCCGCGCGACTGTCTATTCTCAGGATGGGTCCACATGCTTCCAACGTGGTCTCTGAAATGAGAATCTGTCCGCCCACGGTGCAGGATTCGATACGGGAGGCGAGGTTCACGTTCAAGCCAACAACTCCATATTTGGTTCGTTGTTTTCCCCCGATATTTCCCACTACCACCTCACCGGTGTTGATCCCGATGCCCATGGCCGTCTCGGGGAGCCCGGCCCGGCGGCAATGCCGGTTTACGCCGGCCATGGCCCGCTGCATTTCAATGGCGCAGGCCACGGCACGCCGAGCGTCGTCTTCCCGCTGAACGGGGGCCCCGAAAATTGCCAGAATGGCGTCTCCGATGAACTCGTCGATGGTTCCCCTGTATTGAAAAATGATTTCCGTCATGGTCTCCAGGAAAAAATTGATGACGCAGACCAGGTCCTCCGGAGGGAGCTTCTCACTCAGTGACGTGAAGCCCCTGAGATCTGCCATGAGGATGGTTAGAATGCGCTTTTCTCCACCCAGCTTGAGGCCTGTAGGAGTCTCCAGCAAGCTTTCCACGATCTCACTGGAGAGGTACCGGCCGAATGTTTCGCGAATGAAGCGGTTCCGGGTTTCGAGCATCCTGTTCAGTTGGTTGAGCTTCCTTTGCTGTTCGATTTCCGAGTCGCGCAAGCGTTTCTTTTCAAGACAGGCATTGATCCTGGCTTTCAGCAGCACCGGATTGAAGGACTTGGGCAGGTAGTCCTCGGCTCCCATCTCAATACACCGCACAACACTGGTCATCTCGTCTATGGCGGAGATCATGATCACCGGGATATCACGCCACTCCTTATGAGCCTTGAGTTCCTGCAGTACCTGGTAGCCGTCCATTTCCGGCATGACAACGTCAAGGAGCACCAGGTCGAACGGTTCAGAGCTGACCATTTCCAGCGCCTGGCGGCCATTTTGCGCCTGCGCCACCCTGTGTCCCTGCTGCTCCAGCCCGCGGGCCAGCATTTTCCGAGTCGTGTAACTGTCGTCCACGATGAGAATCCGGCCACACTCCGACATGAGCTCTTTGATCTGCATTGGGATGGAGGGAGCGTGGGCGAGCTCCAGAATAGGATTCGGGCGGGAACGATCGGTCACGCTTCTCTCGTCCAT